GACCTTTGGCGTGGACGTCGCGCTCACTGATGTTGGCGTACTCACTGTGAGCGATGGTGATTTTGTGGTCGAGGATGGATTCAAAAACCTGCAATACGCTATTTGCCGGCGCATTGTCACCGAAAAGCGCACCAAGGGGTTCTCACCGGAATACGGCTGCTGGGTCGGCCTGCTGCGCGGCGAACGGCTGGGTGCGGCAAATCTGGCGCTGGCAGCATTTTATGTGCAGTCGGCCATCCGCGAAGATGATCGGGTGGCAGATGTGCTGTCTTGTGTGGCCACGGCAGAGGGCGATGCAATCAAGATCAATGCCGTGGTCAAGCCGATTGAAGGCCGCGATTTGAAATTGGAGGTATTGGTGTGAGTTTCCAGACAAAGAACTTCCTGACTATCCTGCTGGGCATGACCAATCTCGCCAAAGCAACGCAGGATAAGATTACTGACTTCCGAGTGGGATCAGTGGCGCGCACTCTCTTGGAAGCGTCGGCAGCGGAAATTGATGAGTTGTACCAGAACATGTTTATTGGCCTGAAAGAGGCAATTCCTGTAGCCATCTACAACTCGTTCGAGTTCGGATTGCTGCCAGCCGTCTCGGCAAGCGGATTAGTGAGGGTAACAATCACCTCATCGGACTTGGTAACAAATATTCCTGCCGGCACGGAATTTTCAATAAATGCGTCATCGCAGAGGTATATAAGCTTGTCGGATGCGATTATTCCGGCTGGGAATACCTATATCGATGTTGCGGTGGCTGCCAGTAGTGCTGGTATTGGCGGCAATATACCGGCTGCGCAGTCGTTTTCCTTGACGCCATCGCCTGCTGGTTTTCTGTCGGCATCAAATAGCGCTGAATTTATCAACGGGGCAGAATCTGAGACAAGTGAGCAGAGAAAATCAAGGTTTGTTGACTTTGTGCAGACGCTAAATCGAGGAACGGTTTCCGCGTTGCAATATGGCGCGAAGCAATCCAAATTGATGGATGCAAGCGGAAGCATCATAGAGCAAGTAAATAGTTCGGTGGTTATCGAGCCGTGGCTGACGAACCCTGGCGCACCGGTAGCCCTTGTAGAGCTTTACATTCACAACGGCGCTAGTGGTGCTAGTGGTGCGCTGATTGCTGAAACATCCAAAGTTATTGATGGCTACATTGACGGCAATGGGGCGCGTGTAGCGGGCTGGAAATCTGCGGGCGTAAAAGTAAATGTTTACGCGGCAGCGCTAACTCAAGTAAATATCACGGCCTTTGTGTCCATTACTGATGGCTTTGATGCCGCGGCAACCATAGCAAGCGTGACAGCAGAAATCGCGAACTACATCGATCAACTGCCAATTGCAGGAAATGTTTTGCTGGCGGAAATTATTTCCTCGGCAATGGGCATCGCTGGTGTTGATAACTTCACAATTGTCACGCCTGGCGCTGACGTTAGCATTGGTGCGACCAACAAGGCCTTCGCTGGAATAATTGCCGTCACGGAGCCATGATATGCGCCTGACAGACAAACTTTTGGGGTATCTGCACGGAGTTTTTAACAAAACTCCTGCGGAGTTCGTTGCCTTCCGAGCGCGCCACTTTTCAGATGCGTTCCGATATGTCGTGAGCGACTTTGTGCTGGAATGTTTTGATGGTGATGTCTCGCTATTTACTGCAAACCTGAACAATTACACCCTGTTAGGTCTGGCTGAATTTATTGGAAATCAGTCGGGCATGTCAGTTAGCTATCACGGCGATGACGTAACGCGCACGCTATCTGCCCGCGTGTTGCTAGAAAGATCGTCGGCACAAATAGACTCCAATGGCGACCAATTTATCGCCTACTCATCTCTGCTTTGGAGTTATCTCGATAGCGTTGGAGAAAGTCTTGCGACCGCTCGATTCGACATAGTTTCAGCACTGGATCAGATGTCAATCAAAACTGCCGACGATGATTGGCTTGATGAGTGGGGCGGCTACTTCGGCATACCACGAATATCCGCAGAAACTGACACCAGTTACGCCAATCGGATTGTCATCGAAATAATGCGTCCGCGTGGCAACAATAAAGCCATTGAGATGGCATTGCTTGAGAGTTTTGGTCAAGAAGCGTCAGTGATTGACTTGGAAAAACGATTAATCACCGAAAGGACTTACAACGGCAGCAGCCTGCACAATGGGCTGATAAATCATGATGCTACCGACGATCCATTTTACGGATTGTTCGCCGTTGCAATTGGGTACGATATTGAGGCTGGGGGTGACCTTCTGGAATACGCTGGTCGCGTGCGTCAATTTATTGAACAATTCCGTGACGCCGGTACGCACATGGAGAGCCTTCGCCTGTCGGAATCAGTATTGAATGACAGCTACCCAGGAACCATGGTTGATGCCGGTTATTCGGCAGTTGTTGAGCTGATTGGCTGGCGCGGGTCTGATCGCTCATACGATGGATCCCGTTACTACGACGGAAGTTTCAGCCATGATTCAACCGTATTCGGCGACTATTGCGACCCATCCCAAGATAGTGATTTCACTTCGGATGCATCGCTCACATTGAGTGACACAAGCGATGCGGCGCTTGATGATGGATCGCTTGATATTACCTACACCACAACCTATGGCGGGCTGCGCTACTACAGCGGAATGGTTCAGTATCAGAGTGGGAACACCGTATCAATGACGCTGTAGGCCGGTCGTGACGATAGCCTGCTAAAACTCAATTACCCAAGGTCTGATCATGATCAATCTAACCGATATTGCGGGTCCGCCAATGGGTCGCCTGCATATTGAGGCTTTTCGCGATGGGCAGTTATTTGATGTCCTGGACGAAAAAAACCTGATTGTCGATGTCTCAAAAACGATTCATTCACGCCTCTTGGGCGGAGCGACGACTGGCAAGATTATTACAAAAATCGGATTTGGTACCAACGGGACAGCGCCATCTGCCGGTAATACCAGCCTGACTGGTCCGTACATCAAGCTCCTTGACTCCGTTTCCTATCCGACCTCAAACCAGGTGCAATTCAATTTCTCGCTAGGTTCGTCTGAAAACAACGGTGTCGGAATACTTGAGTTCGGCTTGATTTCTGGCGATGGAAGTCTATACGCCCGTCGCGTCAGGGCTGGCGCGCTTAGCAAGGAATCCGACATTTCGTTGACCGGCTACTGGACGATCACTTTTTAAGGAATAACTCGTGGCAAACTTAACTGAAACGACAACCTACGATGCAGGGGTGTACCAGCTCGAAACTACAGACCCTGTGGTTGGTGGTGCAGCAGGCGTATCTAACGCGCCGCTGAAAAACCTTGCCAATCGAACGAATTACCTCAAGAGCCGGGTAGACCTGATTGAATCCGGGACTACAGTTCCGCCTACAGTAGCCACCTTGGCCTCGCCTACATTTACGGGCGACCCAAAAGGGCCAACTGCAGGACTAGGTGATAACGATACATCATTGGCCACCACGGCCTTTGTGCAAACCACCGTTGGCGGAAGGCTCGTCAAGAGCGTGGCTGGCGGATCGACGGTTGCACTGACAGCAATAGAAGCGGGTAACGGAATTCTGGAATTTACCGGCATCTTGACGGCAAACATCGCCGTGACCGTTCCAGTTTCCCCAACTCGTCCGTGGTTCGTGTTCAACAACACAACTAGCGCATTCACTTTAACCGTCAAAACGCCAGCGGGATCGGGTGTCGTGGCGACGCAAGGCATGAGGTCCATCCTGTATTGCGATGGGACAAATGTAGTCGCGGCGAGTAGCGACATATTGGCGGCGATGCTTGCTGTGGATGGTTCCGGCTCTGGACTGGATGCCGACTTACTGGATGGTCAGCACGGTGCGTACTATTCCCCCTTGGACTCGCCTACATTTACGGGCGACCCAAAAGGACCAACTGCAGGACTAGGCGATAACGATACATCATTGGCCACCACGGCCTTTGTGCAAAGCACCGTTGGCGGAAGGCTCGTCAAGAGCGTGGCTGGCGGATCGACAGTTACACTGACAGCAACGGAAGCGGGTAACGGAATTCTGGAATTTACCGGCATCTTGACGGCAAACATCGCCGTGACCGTTCCAGTTTCCCCAACTCGTCCGTGGTTCGTGTTCAACAACACAAC